TGACTATGAGAATAATGTCCAGAAAAATCTTGACAATGCCATGAGTTATGCGTATACTCATTATAGTTGGGATAAACGTATCAATCAGTGGATTGATTTTCTTGATAACCTCATTTATGAAATTGATGATGGCCAGAGCAATAAAGAAGAAAAAACTTAAATCGATTATCGGATCAGGTAGAACTTTTGATGAAGTCAAAATGGGTACTGAACCCACGTTTGATGGAGAGGCGAGTTTTAGTGAAATTTGTCATGCATTAAATTGGTATTCGTATTTTCATGAAGCAGACCAGGCTAAAAAATGGTTGATTGAATATATGAAGTTTGTTAATTATGATAAAGAAGAGATTCGAAAAGTAAAATCTTCCGTGTGGGGAAAGTCTGGGATCTTTGTTGATGGTCCTAATTGTATTAGTTTACGCCATGCAGGATTTCTTTCTCGTATGCTTATGCGTGGATTGAAAACTCTTCCTGAAGATATGGCTGATAAACTGAATTATCTTATAGAGTATTCTAAGGGTCTTGCTAGTGTTAAAAAACAGGTATCAGAAGAAGATGTAACACAAAAACACAAACCATCAATACAAGATCATATTAGAGAACAAGTTCTTGCTCTCTGTGGCGAAATAGAGGGTGCTATTGATGATTTTTTTGATAATGATTGCAAACCTACGATAAGCATATACGAATGGTTGAAAGAAAATGAAGTTAAAGGGTTAATTGCAAGAAAAGTTGCTGATGAATTTCGTCCTCATTTGTCTAAAGTTAATTCTGTTTGGACAGATGAATTAATCTATGAAGAATTTTCTCACCTTAAAAAGAAACAAATTGAATTATATAAAAAATTCATCATAGAAATTATTGATGATTGTGATAGGTTCTCTGCAAATTCTAATAAATCTAGAAAGCCTAGAAAGAAAAAACCCGTTTCAGTTGCGAAACAAATTGCTAAGTTGAATTATAAAAAAGAAGATGAACAATATAAAATTGCATCTGTAAATCCATCAGAAATTGTTGGAGCAGATCAATTGTATGTTTTTAATACCAAGTATCGTAAACTTGGAGTGTATAAATCAGAGAGTCCTCAAGGTCTATCCATTAAAGGTAGTACACTTAGAGGCTTTGATATGGAATCTTCTAAGAGTAAGAAAGTAAGAAAACCTGAAGAGATATTGACAAAGATACTCAAAGGTGGTAAACTTGCTATTAGAAAACAATATGAGGCTATTAAATCTGTAGAAAAAGGTTTAACTGGTCGTATTAATAATGAAACTATATTACTTAAAATTGTAAAATGATACTACTTGACTATTCGCAGATTGTCATTGCAAATGTGATGATGAATGCGAAAATGATGTCTGAGGATTTCATCAGGCATTCGGTGTTGAATACCATTCGAATGTACCATCATAGATTTAGTGATGAATTTGGAGAGATGGTCGTTTGTTGTGATGCAACTAAAAACTGGAGAAAAGAGGCGTTTCAGTATTATAAAGCCTCTAGAAAAACTGCTAGAGATAAATCAGACTTTGATTGGTCCGAATTATTTCGTCACTTGCATCAAATAAGAACAGAGATAAAAGAAAATCTTCCATATAAGGTCGTATATATAGATAAAGCAGAGGCCGATGATATAATTGCCACTCTTGTTATGAAACGAGAGCCAAAACATCAAAATGGAATATTTACTGAAGCAGAACCTGTTTTAATATTATCAAGTGATAAAGATTTTATTCAGTTACAAAAGTTCGAAAACGTAAAGCAGTTTTCACCACTCAAAAAAGATTTTTTAAAAACAGACAATCCAAATGTATTTTTACAAGAACACATACTTAAAGGTGATACAAGTGATGGTGTTCCAAATTTCTTATCTGCTGATGACACTTTTGTTACAGATAAAAGACAGAAACCTTTGTCTAAAAAGAAATTATCTATTTGGTCTGAACTTGAACCTGATACTTTTTGTGAAGGCGAACAGTTACGCAATTATCGCAGAAATGAAATGTTGATAGATTTGACTAAAATTCCAGATTGGTTGCAAACCAATATTATGGAGGATTATACCACGCAACCTGATACTGGTAGAAAACATCTGTTTAACTATTTTGTTAAACACAAACTTAAAAATTTAATGGAGCATATAAATGAATTTTAGGAGCAACTATGGCCGCTAAAATGACAAGTGAGATTTTTGGTGTTGCAAATAATCTAAAATCGGATGAAGAACGAGTAGCGTATTTGCAACAAAATCGAACCAAGGCAGTAATGGAATTACTGAGATGTAATTTTAATAAAGATATAAAATTTCTTTTGCCCGATGGAAGACCAGATGTGTCTTTATCTGAAGAAGAAGAAGCAGAATTTAAACCTCAAAATAGTTATTTTCCTAATCAAGGACCAATTGATGATGGAGCAACATTAAATTATGAGGTAAGACGATTATATTTATTTGTTGAGGGTGGAAATCCGCATTTGACTGATGTAAAACGTGAGACTTTGTGGATAGAATTAGTTAATTCATTACACCCTTCCGAGGCGGATGATCTTTGGCATATGAAAGATGGTAAACTTTCAGATAAGTACAAAAAGATCACTCACCATGTGGCTTATAACTCTTTCCCGGAGTGCGTTCAACAACCCTCGCCTCAACCTAAAAGGGATAGTAAGGGCCGTTTCATTAAAACTGAAAAATCCGAAACTAAATCTAAGCCTGCGACAACGAGGAAAAAGAAAGCAAAATCCAAATGAAGGTACTGATGGCATGTGCTGGCATCAATATAGAGTTACGTCCCTTTACGGATATGATGCCAAAGTGTTTATTGCCGATAAAGGGGAAGTCGATTCTTTTTCACAATCTTGATTGGTTACAAAAATATGATATTGATGAAGTTGTAGTTACTGCTTCTTATCACGCCAATCAAATAGAAATCGCATTAAGAAAATATCAATCAAGTTTTAACGTAAGATTCCATCGTGAAAGAACTGTAATTGGAACCGCTCAATCTTTAAGAAATGTAGAAGGTACCTTTTCAAAAGGGGATTTTCTATTTTTACATGGTGACAACTTATATAATTTTGATATTGATGATTACTATAAAGTTCATAAAAATAGTGGAAAATCAATTTCTATTTTATCTCATATGACAAAAGAAGATAGTAGAAACAAAAGTTTTATTAAGTATAAAAATGATTCTGATGAGATAGAAAAGATTTCTGTTAAACCAGATTATAAAATAACTAAAGACCTTTTGGCAACTTCAGGAGTGTGTTATATGAATCCTGAAATTGTTGATGGAATTACTAAGAGAGATAAACAAGTTTTTGATCATGTGATTCCTAAAAACCTTGACAATATTAATGTAATAGTAGATAATAATTCAGTAGAATTTATTAATAATAAGAAAAAATTCATGGCTATTTCCAATACATGGAAATCATATGACTGGTTATTGCGTTAAAGGAGAAAATTATGCCAACATACGTATATAAATGCGATGTTTGTGAAGAGATATGGGAAGAAAGTCATCCTTACGAGGAACGAGATTCGCCTATTATATCTGGTTGTACAATTAATACTTGTAATGGTACAGTTTCAAGAATACCTGCTATGCCAGGATTTGCATATGATAATGTAGGTCAAAAGAAGCCTGATGCTTCCTTTAATGATAAACTAAAAGAAATAAAGAAAGCACATTATGAAAGTAATGTTAATGTTATAGAGTGATATATGTTTATACATGAAAATGTTCTTGGTGATCTTGAACTTAATACTACAAATGAAAATGGTAAAAGGTGTTATGTAACTCCTGACGGTGAAAAGTATCCTTCTGTTACTACTGTATTATCTGATTATAAAAAAGATTCTATTGTACAATGGAGAAAACGTGTTGGAGAAAAAGAAGCCAATAAAATATCTACACAAGCATCTCGCCGTGGAACCAAAGTCCATAAACTTTGTGAAGATTTTTTAAATAATGAATTAGCGTTTGATGAATATACTCCTGATAACGTAGTTATGTTTAAAAGTATACAACCCTTCCTAGAAGAAATTGAAATTGTTTATGGTCAAGAAAGAACTTTGTTTTCGAATCATCTTAAAACCGCAGGTAGAGTTGATTGCGTAGGTAAGTTTCGTGGTAAAAGACATATAATAGATTTCAAGACCTCAAGCAAACCTAAAAAGAAAGAATGGATTGATAATTATTTTATGCAAGGATCAGCATATTCTGTTATGTGGGAAGAAATGACGGGAATTCCTGTTCCTTTTATAGCAATAATTATTGCGGTTGCAGATGAACAACCTCAAGTTTTTGTTGAGCATAGAGATACTTGGATCGACAAATTTATTGAGGTAAGAAGTCAATATGAGGCATTTTGATTTTTCAATAACAAATATATGCAATGCGGCGTGTCCTTCCTGTAAAAGATATCCTGATTTTGGAAGTCATATAGTTGATCCCAATCAACAACTTCATCCGAACCTAAATCAAATTCATATGAAATTCGATGATTTTAAAACAATCATTGAAAATAATCTTCATAATTTTACAAATAAAAATGTAATGTATGAGGGTGAATTAGGTGATCCGATGGTAAATCCTGAAGTGAAAAAATTTATTGATTATGGGTGTAACTTATTTAATTCTTTAAGTGTAGTAACAAACGGAGGAAATAGAAAATCACAGTTTTATGAAAAATTAGCATATAATCACAGAAATTTATCATTTGTTTTTTCTATTGATGGATTAGAAGATGATACCAATCAAATATATAGAAAAAGAGTGGTAACAGAAAAAGCAATCAGCAACATGATTTCTTTTGCTAAAATAAGACCAACAAATACTTTTTGGCAATTTTTAGTATTTGATCATAATTTTTTCGAAATACCTGATGTTTTAGAATTATCAAAAAAACATGGATTTAAAGTTTATATAAAAATTAATCAAAGACCGAAATTTATTATTAGTGATAAAAGATTACAAATAGCAAAAAAATTATATGATGATAATAAGCATATGTTTTCAGAATTTTCATGGGCAAATTAAAACCGAAATTTATTTTATATAATTTTGAATTGACAACTTATTGTAATGCAAAATGTCCTTCATGTACAAGAACTATGTTAGATTTAAAGAATTTAAAGCATCTTCCTGTTTCTGATTTTGAAGATTTTGTATTTAATAATTATAGATTTTTAAAAAGTGATGATAGAGAAGTAGTTGCAAAATTTTGTGGTGAAGTAGGAGATCCTATGATGCATCCTAAATTATCTAAAATTATAGAAATGGCATCAATAGCATTTGACAAAATAGAAATTTTTACTAATGGAGGTCTTAGAAATAATAAATTTGTGAAAGATATCTTAGAAAATCCAAAAGTTCATTTTATTTTTGGTATAGATGGAACAACCGATGAAGTGAATCAAAAATATAGAATAGGTGTAAATACTAAATTAGCATTATCAAATATGATTGTATCTGCTAAACATAGATTCACTCAATGGGATTATACTATATTT